ACTGATGTACAGCTGAATTATTTAATTGTAATCTGCCATTTCCAGTTGAAACGTAACTTGGAGAACCTGATGTAATTGTCCAGTTACTAATATTAGTTGTAAATTCTGAATTAGTTAGTAGTTCTGCTGAACTAATTACAAAAGAATCCCAATCAACTTTTCTCATATCTGAAGGTAAAGCATATTCTTGCTGACCTACATAGACATCTTGTGAAGTTTCTGTAAACAAAATAGGAAGCTCTCCTGCCTCATTGTAAATATCATGAATAGATTTATTTACAAAATCCTTCACTGCAGTCTGTATCCCTCTACTATTTGCAAAGGTAACTGAAGTTAATTCTGTTTCATTTAACTCACGTAGAGTCCTATTTACTAATGTTAAATAGGTTGTTGCCATAGTTGATAGGTATCCTTTTAGTGTTCTAGGGGAAACTAAAAGCTTCCCCTAGAAGTTAGTATTATTAACTAAATGTTACTGTTTGAGTGTCTGAGTCTGCAGCGTTTCCACCTTGATCAAGTGAAATCATAGCAGCCCATACTCTTACTTTTGCATTTACTGCATCAGTAGCAATCGTTAATCTAATGTCATCTCCTGATGAGTAGACTTTAGAATCATCTGTGATTGTTGCTTGTCCTGCAGATGTAGGTGCAGCAGCAGCTGAATAATATGCAGCAGCAGCACTATCTCCTACAGAAATTGTACCAGTACCAGTACCAGCACTAATAACATCTAATCCAGCAGCAAGTACTAAAGTATTTGCTGGGATACCAATCACGTCAAAAGTGTCAGTAGCGGCATTAGTTGTAGAAGAGAAATCTACAACTTCTGACATAATTCTAACCTTATCGCTTGAAGCTTTAAGGATTCTATTACTGTTTGAACTATTATAAGCAGTCATTGTTTTTGTCCTCCTCTATTATTAACCAATTGTTATAACGCCAGATCTTACTGCTTCGTCTCTAAGAATTTTTCTTCCGAATACGTGTAAGCCTCTAACGATATCTGCGAATGAATCAGGGTCTCTGATTAATTCAGTTTTAGCAATGTGATTAGCTGTTGCTACTGCAGACATGTGTCCATATAAGAACGCATATTCATTTGCTCCTGATGAACCAAATGTATTGTTTGCAGCATTTCCACCTGATACAGCGATTGCATTAGTCATGTACATATTAAAACCAAATAATGGTCTGTCTGTGACTTTACCATTTCTGATTTGTGATGCACCGCCATCAGCAATAACTGATTGGTCAGATAGTTTAGCACCTGCTTTTCTCAATTGTTGGAAAAACTCAGGTGATGCAACTAACCATCTATTTTCTTCTGGTACGTCATTACCATCAAGTACTGTTTTCGCAGCAGATACTACATCGGCTAAAGTGTCAACAGCAGCATCACCATCGATTGGTGAACCGTCTGTTCCAGTATTAGACGCATTTGTAGAAGCATTATCATAGATAAACTTCAATACATTGTAGTCATAGTTTTTCTTTAATGAGTATGCACCTGAAGAAGTTGCAAGCGATTCAAAGTTTACATGAGATTGTCTTTCTTCAATGTCATCTACTTTGAACGCAAAGTATGAACCTTGGTCAACTGTTAAAGTTACTTGATCATCAGCTAAATCTTGAGTAGAAACAGCTGTACCTCTCGCATAATCTTGTACAGTGATTGTTGGTTCTTTTATTATTTTTACAGTATCACCAAAATTTTCAATTTCTCCAGCGTAATCAGTGTTAGTAATATCCTCTACCACTGATGCTCTTCTGAAGAATTTTTGAACCTTCTGGCTAAAAATTTGTGGAGTAAAATTACCTGAAGGTAAATTTCCGTATCCACCAGCACTACCAAAAGCCATAATATATATCCTCCTATTTGGTATTGTTTAGTTTAGTTTAAGGTTTATTGTTTGATTCTACCTTCTAAACGAGCTAAGTCGATCTCCTTTTCATACTTCTCATATTCAGTAGGTTTCAATTTAGAAATCTCACCTATTGTCCAAATTTTTTTCTTTGGCATATCAGAATCATTACTCTTTTTTGTTTTAGTTACAGCCTTAGCAGCTTCCTTTTTAACATCTGCTTTTTCCTGTTTATTTAGCGTACTAACTCCAGCATCCATTTTATATAGATCTAAAGCTCTAGCAGCTAATGACGCATTAGATGTATTTTCATACAACCAACTTTGTATAACAGGATCTTGCTTTCCAGCCCATTCGTGAAATTCTTCTTTCTGTCGAATCTCATTAAAGTCTGGATGTAGTTTTAAAAGTTCTACTTCAGCTTTTTCCTTAGCAATTTGTTCTTGTTGAGTTTGTAGATATTGGTATTTCTCCTCCATCTCTTTTGCTCTAGAATCTGCCTTAGTCATAGCTATGGTTTCAATCATATCATAGACATCGGGATATTCTTTTCTCCATTTATCTAATTCATCTTTAGATTTAGGAGGAACAAATTGTTTAGTACTTGATTCTAATTGAGTACGTAATTGACGAAGTTCGTCTTTATGTTTTTGAATTGTAGAATCATAATGTTTTTTAAGATCGTCATAGCGTTTCTTAAAAACTTTATCTTCAGCATTTGCAGGGCGTTCAGCGATAGGAGTAGCCTTGGGATCTGTAGATTCTGCAGTTTCTTCAGTCGCATCGGTGTCCTTCTGTTCGGTTGCTGCGGTTGCCTCTTCTTGTTTGTCTCTTTGTTCCTGATGAAATTTAGAAAGATTTCCAGATAAAAAAGCTTTAGTCTCATCATCAATATCACCATGATCTTTATGATAAGGATTAGCATTTGCTAACTTTATTTCTTTCTTTTCCTCAGTAACTTGTTGTTCAGTTTCCTGAACTTGATTTTCTTGTTCCATTATTTTTACCTCTTGGGTTGAGTGCCTTATGGATAAGGGTAGCTCTTAGACTTGTTCCATATTTTGTGGGCTAGCCATTATACCTTGTGGTTGGCTAGGTGGCACAGTTGTTTGTTGTTGTTCCATCGGTTGTGATGCACTTTCCAATTTAGAAGCTAAATCAGCCATAAATGTTTGAATAGCTTCGTCATCAGTTTGAGCACCAAATGTTTGTTTAGCATAACTAGCTACAACAGACACTGGTAAAATAACATTAGGTTCAACTGTACCAAATTGTTCCATAACTTCTTTGAACTCTGGTATAATTTTTCCTAATGCATTTTTAACAGATGGGGATAATACAGATTGCAGAGCTGCATAATCCTCATCCGTCAATTTTGTAGTTCTTTCGGCAAGAGTTAATTCCATTTCACTTGCATCTGGAAATTGCTGCTTAAGCTGATCCCTTGCACTCATAGGTTGTTGTTCTTGTACTTTTTGTTGAGGTTGCGGTTGAGCTTTTGGTTCTGGTTTAGGTTGTCCTTTTCCTAATGCACGTAAGTCTGGTGCCCTAGGAACATTAGGTTTTTCTCCCATCATTCCAGTTGTAGTTACTTTTCCGCTTGGTCCTATTGCCATTATTTATTTTCCTTTTTTTGTTTTTCAAATTGAATATCATCTGATATCCATTCTAAGTCTTTATACGAATTTGTCAAGTCTTTTAAAAAAGTTTTTACATTATTTTCTACTAATTCAAATCCGTGATATTTAGTATATCTTTTATGTAATGGTTGTGCAGCTGTCATTGAATATATTAATTCAACATTATATTCTTTAGCTAATTGTAATATATTTGTAATACATAAATTTAATGCTTTATGTGTAACTTTTAAATTAGCATCTTTATCTGCGACAATCCATTCCATTACAGCAAAGTTAGAATCTACACATCTATATAAACCACCCGCACAAATTGGTTGACCATTATCTTCAACTACAATACCCTGAGGTGGTAAGCATTTTTTTGGAACAATACCAAATTCATATTGATTCCACCATTTAACTAAATATTGGTAGTCTTTATCTAAATCCCAAAGTCTAGCTTGCATTCATAATATTTACATTCTCATCTTGTAGTTGATTAGAATGTATCTTCCAATTATCAAAATACTTGTTACCTTCGGAAACTAATTCTTTTTGCTCATCAACTTCAAAGTAATCTGTAAATAAAATATTATCAATTAAGATTCTTCTATTGTCTGTACCTAATGTGTAAACTATATGCTCATCGTTACCTAATGATTTAGCTAATTTACTATCTTCAACTCTTAACCATGTGCCATTTTCATTAACCATATGGCTTCCAGAAACTTTAACACCTTTGTAATCATATAAATTATTAATTAAGAATTTACCAGTAGCAAATACTTTACCACCCACTTTAAGATTATCTTTGATATCGATATCAATAATTTCTTTTTCTGAGCCATCAGCCATAGTAATTTTAGTATCTGGTAAGAAACATCCAAATACTCCTCCTACAACTCCTCCAATAGCTCCTCCAATAACACCACCAACTGGACCTGCTACTGCTGTTCCAATTGCTGCACCCGCACCCATACCAACTGATTCTTCTTCTTTAGCACCTATTACTTGGCCTAATCCATATCCAGCAGCACCAGCTATACCAACTCCGCCAACT